CCCGAAGGTGGCTGCGGTGCATAAATCTATATTAAAACGAAGATTAAGGGAACGTGATTTATGTTTATCTCCAGTCAATAAAGTATAGTTGTTATGTGCATGGTTAGCTGGTGCGGTTATGGGAGCTATTAAATCAGATGGCGAAAGCGTAAACAAAAGAGCCTAAACCGCACCGCTATTTATTATGGGGTTTAACATGATTGGTATCGGGCAATATATCAGTAACGGATTCACAAAGGTTTTATTGGTGTGCTCCGTTGTTTCTGCGTTTGTAATTCTTGCATTGTGTGGTTGGATTCATCATCAGTCAGCAACTATTGATGGGTTGAATGGAAAGATTAAAACACACCAAGAAACAATTGCTGCACAAAGTCAAACGATCACTCGATTAGAAGAAGATGCTGAGCGAAATAGACAGCTCACATTTGAGCTAAGTCAGGTAGAGTCAGATGCAAGGAGTAAATCAGATGCAGTTATCAAATCTATACCGAAACAAGTTAAAACTAGCAGTGCTTTTAATACTAGTGCTCCTAGCAATGTTATTGAGTTCTTGCGCCAGTAAGCCAGTTGTAGTGAGTTGTTCTCAATTACCTGCAGCATTGACCGCTCATTTAGATAAGACGGCATTTGCTGGTGATACTTATGGTGATGTGACAAAGTATGCGATAATCTTAAAACGCGAACGTGATATGTGCTTAAACCGTATTGATAAAATTCGGGAGTGGCAAACAGAGAAGTTAAGTAAATAAAAGGTGAGTGACAATACTCACCTTTTTTCTTTTGGTGGGAACTATGCCAGCAAGAATACCTAAAGCATGCAGAAAGCAAGGCTGTAAGAATACAACAATCAACAGCAATGGTTATTGTGATGAACATCAAGGTTGTGGTTGGCAAAGATATCAGAAAGGAAAAATATCGTCTCAGCGTGGTTATGGAGCTAAATGGCGAAAAATCAGAGCTGTCGTGTTAGTTCGAGACAAATATCTGTGCCAAGAGTGTTTAAAGCAAGGTCTGTTTGTAACAGCTACAACTGTTGACCATATAACTCCTAAGGCTCACGGTGGTAGTGATGACTTAACTAATCTTCAAAGTCTATGTGATTCATGCCATAAATTCAAAACAGCGCGAGAACGCTTGAAATAGTGTTTAAAGTGCGGTTGTTTTTGTAAGGGTAGGGGGGTGGTAAAATCTCTATAGGTTTTGCCTATCGAAACCGCCACCCTAACTCTATTTTTACAACCGCGAAATTAAAAATTTAGGGTAAACGCCAAATGACAGGAATAGCAACAACGCCGGGGCGAGGAAGAAAGCCCACTCCGACGAAAGTGAAAGAGCGTCGCGGCAACCCCGGTAAAAGAAAATTAAATAAAGACGAGCCTGAGTTCAGTCCGTTTAATGAAAACACCCCACCGCCATCTCAGCTTAATACTGATGGTAAAAAAATGTGGGCCTTTATTCTAAAAGAATTACTATCCCAAGGAGTTCTACTCCAAACCGATCTTGAAGTAGTGACAAACTATTGCATTGCATATCAGAATCGTAATCGTGCTTGTAAAGATGTTGAAAAATACGGCACGTTTGTTGAGAACGGAAATGGTGGATTATCGAAAAATCCTGCTTTTACTGTTTTGAATGAAGCGTTGAAACAAATGACTACATTCGGAGCGTTGCTCGGACTTGACCCAAGCAGTCGACAACGATTGATTGGTAAGGTAGATGAGCAAAATCACAATCCATTTGCGGAGTTAATGCAATGACAGATAATGTAAAAAAGGCAATTAAGTATGCCAAAGATGTTATTGCTGGCAAAATTCCCGCTTGCCGATTTATTGCAAAAAACTGCCAGCAGTTTATTGATGATCTAGAAAAGCAAAGTGCGGTTAAATTTCCTTATTATTTTGATGAAGTGAAAGCTGAAAAGGCGTGTAAGTTTATTCAATACTTACCTCACACAAAAGGCGAGTGGGCATCGAAACGCCAAAATATCACACTTGAACCGTGGCAACTCTTCATTGTGGCAAATACTTTCGGGTGGTTGCGCAAAAGCGACAATCTGCGTCGTTACCGCGAAGTTTATGTTGAAGTACCCCGTAAAAACGGTAAATCAGCTATTTCTGCAGGTGTCGGATTGTATATGTTCTGCATGGACAATGAGTTTGGCGCGGAAGTCTATTCTGGTGCAACCAGCGAAAAACAAGCTTGGGAAGTTTTTCGTCCAGCTCGCTTAATGTGTAAAAAAACCGATCTGCTTTGCTCGACTTTCGGCATTGAAGTAAATGCGTCCAACTTAAACAGACCTACTGACGGTTCTCGTTTTGAGCCGCTTATCGGTTCACCTGGTGATGGAGCTTCGCCAAGTTGTGCGATCGTGGATGAATACCATGAGCATAAGAATGATGAGCTATATACCACTATGTTGACTGGTATGGGAGCTCGCAAACAACCGCTTATGTTTATCATTACGACTGCAGGTTATAACATCGAAGGTCCTTGTTATGACAAACGCAGAGAAGTAATTGAAAAGTTGTCTGGTGCAATTCCGAATGATGAGCTATTTGGGGTTATTTATACAATTGATGAAGATGACGATTGGACGGATGAAAGCGTATTACGCAAAGCAAATCCAAACTTTGATGTGTCAGTGTATGGCGATTACCTGATTAGCCAGCAAAACAAGGCGATAAATAATGCACGGTTGACCAATACTTTTAAAACCAAACATTTGAATGTGTGGGTGTCAGCTAAAGAAAGCTATTTTAACATGGTGAGTTGGGAAAACTGCAAGGATGAAACATTATCACTTGAAGATTTCCAAGGTGACGATGTTGTGCTTGGTCTTGATATGGCGCGTAAGCTTGATATGAACTCGCTTGTTAAAGTGTTTGCTCGGGTTATTGATGGTAAGCGACATTATTATTGCATTGCTCCAGAATTCTTCGTTCAGGAAGATACTATCTATAACACAGATACCGCTTTAAAACGAGTGGTGGATAAATATCAAAAATGGGTAAATAGCGGACATTTAACCGCAACAGATGGCGCAGAAGTTGATTATCGAGAAATCGAAGAAGTCATCAAAGATACCAATCAAGAACACAGAGTTTCCTGTGTTGCAATTGACCCGCATGGAGCGATAGCAATCAGCCATAACTTAGCTGATGAAGGATTGAATCCTATAACTATAACACAAAACTACACCAATTTATCCGATCCAATGAAAGAATTGGAAGCGGCAATTGAATCAGGCCGTTTCCATCATGACGGGAACCCAATTATGACGTGGTGTATCGGTAATGTGGTAGGTAAGACTGTGCCAGGTAATGATGATGTCGTGCGTCCAATTAAAGAAATTCCTGAAAACAAAATAGACGGAGCGGTGGCTTTAATGATGGCAATAGGTCGCATTATGTTGAACGTTGATGATGAAAACTTTTTCCCAGATGAGGTATTAGAACTATGAGAACTGTCATTTTAGACCTTTTAGGTCTAACAGGCTTTGGCTTGATGTCTTATGGAGTATATCTCAAATATGGGGCAGATATTGCATTAATTGGCAGTGGGGCATTTTTACTGTTTTTAACTATTTTGGCATCGAGAGGTAAGCAATGATTTTTGATAAATTATTTAGCACTCGTTCGCTGGAAAACCCAGCTGTGCCATTAAGTGCTGAATCAGCTTACGAAGAGATATTCGGCATTCAGCCGACTAAATCGGTTAACCCTGATTTGGCAATGAAATTATCTGCTGTCTATGCTTGCGTTTACGTGTTGTCGAGTTCGCTAGCTCAATTACCACTGCACGTTAAGCGCAAGAGCGACGATAAAGTAGAGGCCGTAAAAGACCATCCGGCATATTACCTTTTACATGATAGCCCTAACGCTTGGCAGACATCGTATAAATTGCGCGAATATGCGCAAAGTTCGGTTTTATTGTATGGGAATGCTTATATCCATATTGTTCGTGATAAAAACGGTGAAGTTGTGTCACTTGAATCATTAGAGCCGTGGAAAGTGCAGTTACTTAAAAACGGAAGTCGCTATGTTTATGCTTACTACGGCGACGATAAGACAATGAGCTTGTCCCCTGATGATGTTTTACACATTAAGTCACTCGGACCATCAATAAAAACAGGTAAATCAGTTATTCAAACTCATGCTGAGACGATTGGTTTGGGTTTGGATGCCCGCAAATTCGCCAGCGGTTTCTTTGGCGGTAATGCTCGTCCTGCAGGTATTCTTTCTGTTAAGACACCACTGAATAGCAATTCGTGGGATAACTTTAAAAAAATGTGGCAAACCGCGCAAGAAAAGCTGAGAAGTGAAGAAAATAAAACAATATTACTTCCTGCCGAACTTGATTATAAGGCTTTGACCGTATCACCTGTCGATACTGAGCTGCTTTCGATGATGAAACTGAATCGTTCAGAGATTGCAGGTATCTTTAATGTTCCGGCGCACATGATCAACGATTTGGAGAAGGCGACATTTTCGAACATTTCTGAGCAAACAATCCAATTTATCCGATTCAGCGTGATGCCATGGGTGGTTAATTGGGAGCAGGAACTAAACCGAAAAATCTTTACTGAAGCAGAGCGTAAAGCGGGTTACTTCGTGAAGTTTAATCTTGCTGGAATTATGCGTGGTACTGCAGGTGAGCGCGCAACGTTCTACCATGCAGCCATCACTGATGGTTGGATGTCGAGAAACGAAGCTCGTCAGCTTGAAGATATGAATCCGGTTGAAGGACTGGATGAAATGTTGGTTAGCGTGAATGCGGCAAAGCAAGCAAATAACAAACAAACGGAGAACACAAATGAGTGATGTAGAAAAGCGCTCCTACGCAGGCGAAGTGCGAGCGGAAAGCCGAGATAATGAGCCTACGCACATTATCGGTTATGGTTCCGTGTTCAACTCTATGTCTGAAGTAATGTGGGGTTTTCGCGAAATCATTATGCCAGGTGCATTTGATGATGTGCTTGATGATGATGTGCGCGGGTTGTTTAATCACGATCCAAATTTCATTCTAGGGCGCAGTAAAGCTGGCACGTTGAGTCTATCAGTTGATGAAACTGGTCTTAAATACGACATTATTGCACCAGATAATCCAACTATTCGAGATTTAGTTATTGCACCGCTAAAACGTGGTGATATTACTCAATCATCCTTTGCGTTTAAGATCGCACGTAATGGAGATGAATGGTATGAAAATGATGATGGTGTAATCATTCGTGAGATTCATAAAATCTCGCGTCTTTATGATGTCAGTCCAGTGACTTACCCCGCTTACCAAGAAGCGAGCAGTACAGCTAGATCTCTTGAAGCGTGGAAAGAAGCTCGAGACTCAGGAACAATTGCTAAAGCGGTATCACAAAAAGCCGCACGTGAGCGTTTTTTAAGCTTGCTTAGCACTAAATAAAAGTAATTTTTATCAATACGAGCCGCATTATTGCGGCTTTTTTCATTTAAAAAAAGAGGAAAAATCATGGCTAAATTACATGAACTTCAAGAAAAACGTCGTAATATCGCGGCTCAAATGCGTCAATTGAATGATGAAATTGGCGAAAAAACATGGACTGAAGAACAACGCACTAAGTGGGATTCAATGAAATCCGAGTTAAGCGGTGTTGAATCACAAATTGAGCGTGAAGAATCATTACGATCAACTGATGCTTTATTTGTTGAAGAACAACGTCAAATTGAAACTGAATCAAAACCAGTTATTGATGTAGAAGTTAAACGTTCCCAAGCATTTAATTCGTTCTTACGTCGTGGCTTAGGCGAATTAAGCCAAGAAGAACGTCAAGTTATGGCAGAACTTCGTGCGCAAGCGGCAGGCATGGACAATAAAGGTGGCTACACCGTACCTAAAGAAATGCAGGCTCGTATTGTTGAACAAATGAAAGCCTTTGGTGGTATTGCAAACGTTGCTCAAATCATTAACACTGCAGACGGTCGTGCTATTGCTTGGGCAACTGCAAACGGCACTGTCGAAGAAGGTGAATTAGTTGGTGAAAATACAGCAGCAACTGAACAAGATACTGAATTTGGCACAGCTGAGCTTGGTGCGAAAAAACTCTCATCAAAAATTATCCGCGTATCAAACGAATTGTTACAAGATTCAGGTGTGGATATCGAAGGGTATTTATCTCGTCGAATTGCAGAACGTATTGGCCGTGCAGAAGCCAAATACCTTATCCAAGGTACTGGTGTAGGTTCCATTGCTCAACCTAAAGGCTTACAAACTGCAGTTACTGGTGTAACCCAAGCGGCAGCCGCTGCTGTTGCATGGCAAGATTTTAACGAATTAATCCACTCGGTAGATCCTGCTTACCGCAATGTTGGTAACACTCGCCTTGCCTTTAACGATAACACGTTAAAAACGTTGAAAGAAATGGTGGACGGACAAAAACGTCCGTTATGGTTGCCTGATGTGGCTGGCGTAGCGCCTGCAACCATCTTAGGCCATCAATATGTTATCGATCAGGGGATTGAAGATATTGGTTCCGGTAAGAAATTTGCTTACTTTGGTGATTTCAGCCGTTTCATCATTCGTCGCGTATCAGGTATGACATTGCGTCGTTTAGTGGAACGTTACGCAGAGTTCGATCAAGTAGGTTTCTTAGCGTTCCATCGCTTTGACTGCGTACTCGAAGATGTGGCAGCAATTAATGCATTAACAGGTAAATAGGTAAAAGTGCGGTCAGAAATGGCCGCATTTTTTATTTGGGGGATGAATGGAAATCACACTAGACGAAATTAAGTTGCAATGTCGCATTGATAATGATGAGGAAGATGATTTGTTGTCAGCCTATCTAGTTG